ACATTCTGTTCATCACACAGACAAACACATGGAATTTATGAAAAGACGGATGAGAGCAGGAGATAGTTTCACCCAAGCCCATAAAAAGGCACAGGCAAAGGTAGGCAAGTGAGTAAAAAAGATCCTCGATTAAAAAGATTTAACCTTGAAGGTTTTAATAAGCCTAAAAGAACACCAAATCACCCTACTAAATCTCATGTGGTTTTAGCTAAAGAAGGCGATAAAATAAAGTTAATACGCTATGGTCAACAAGGTGTATCTGGTGCAGGGAAAAATCCCCAGACCGAAAAAGACAAGGCAAGACGAAAATCTTTTAAAGCTCGTCATGCTAAAAATATAGCTAAAGGCAAAATGTCAGCAGCTTTTTGGGCCAACAAAACCAAGTGGTAAATTATGACTTACGCATTGCCAGGGAGAATCCCAACCAGTATTACAGCTAGTTCCTATATTGGTGGGGCGGATAGTCCTTTTACTCGTACCAGAGCAGTACTGGACATGATAAAGGGGTGGGAAATAATGAAAGCTGTTACTGAAGGAACAGAATACCTTAGAGAAAATAGCGAAGCTTTTTTACCTTTAGAACCAAGAGAAGATTATGATGCTTATCTTGCAAGAGTTAACAGATCAGTATTTAGTCCTTTTACACAAAGATTAATAAGAGCAGCAACAGGATTAGTTCTTCGTAAACCAATAGCCTTAACAGGAGATCCTTATTGGACTGAAATGTTCAAAATGGATGTAGATGGTTGTAAATCAGATTTAGATGAATATGCAAGAAGATTATTAATGTGTTCATTAACTTATGGTCAAAGTCACATCCTTGTTGATTATCCAGCACCTTCTGGTGCGGTTAGCCTTGCAGAAGAAAGAGAACAGAATCGCAGACCTTATTGGATAGAGATAGATCCTAATAATATCTATGGTTGGCGATTGGATCGTGAATCTAATTACGGTAACTTGATACAGGTGAGATTAGCTGAGAAAGCAGTATTACCAGATGGTGAGTTTGGTGAGCAGATTTATGACCAAGTGCGAGTCATAGAACCTGGACGTTTCCGTGTATTTAGAAAGAAACAGACAGTTGAATATATGTATGAAGATGATGATGGAGCATATCAAGGTAATATGTCTAGTCCAGCAGGAGCAAAAGATTTTGAAATTGTTGAGTCAGGTAATTTTTCATTA